TTACTTTGGATATAGTTCGTAGGTGCTGCCGTGCTTTATGCGAGTGATCTTATCTGCCTTGACTAAATGACTGACAGCAGTACCGATCGTCGGCTTTAGGTCGGGATCGAATTGCTTGTGCAGATCTTTCTGCAGGATAGCAGGATTGTCCTGAATAACCTTCAGCACCTCGTCGTCAGCGATCTGCAAGAATGCCTGTCGCTTTTGATGAACAGCGAAGTCGTGTTTGCGCTCCTCGTAGTTCAGAGTTAGATCTTTGTAGCGCTCTTTGATCTTGTCGATAAAGCTGAAATCGGGATTTTGGCTATTGTGGGCATGCAGCCACATATCTTCAAAGTATTGTTGCCCAATGGAGGTTTTTGAGCAATACTCTGCAAGCGCTTGTGCGGAGATCAAAGCCTTTTGGGCATGGGCAATAGCTTCATCTACACTGTTGAAATTGTACAAATTCGGCAGCCATATGTCCTGCTCCAGCTTGTCGATGTATTCCGCGTTGGCGGTATGAAATTGGCTCTGGGCCATACGTTCATCAAAACTGCGATGGAATTTCGGGTTAGGACTGTTTTCATAGTATTGGCGTGCTTTTTCCCAACTGGATTGACGCAGATACGCAACATCTTCATCGGTAAGCTCTTGCTCGTCTGCACGCCAGGTCGTTCGGCCATTGGAAATGTATGAGACGGGTGGTTCGGCACTGTCATCTTCAAGTGCTTTGAGTGGAAACAAATCTTCGGATATTTCGTCAGATGGCGGTGCTTCGTATATAGTTTGATGTTCGGCTGCTTTCTTTGACCGTGGACGCCATATAATTATGATAACGGCTATCATAATTCCGGACAGGACAAAAAGAAGAGGGCGGACGCTTGTATCGGTCAAACCATATCCCGTCAAAGCAATGATGAGATAGATAGAAGCACCTAAGGCACAGAATACCGTTGCACCATATTTCAAGCAGCCGGGCTTGTTTGGCTCAGCTGCGCGAGGTGTTTTCAGTTTTTGCATCGTTGTAACTCCTGTATCTGCGTATCAAATCTGATCGACCGTGCGAATGACTTTGATAACACGGCCGACAACACGGCACTGTTCCAGGTCTACACCTTCAATACGCCTCGGCTTGAATTCCGGGTTGATGGGAATGAGATCAATCCAATCCTCACCAGGCTTATACTCGATACGCTTGACAGTGGCCTCATCGCCGCCCAGCAGCATAATGCCGATCCGGCCGGAAATGCCCATGTCGCTGCATCGCAGGCACAGGATTTCATCGCCGTCCTGGAACTGCGGGTACATACTGTCACCGCTGACCGTGGCCAGAAAGAAATCTTCAGGTCTGCGCCGTCCAATCCACTCAGCAGGGATGGTGCGCTGCTCGTAGGCGTCATCGGGTGTTGCGTCAAAGTGCGCTGCCACAGGTCCGGCGTAGTGAATCGTGACGAGCGAGCTGTCAGATGGTTCCGAGTAAGCATTCTGCCGAGTCGGATCTACATCCTCACCCATAAGCCAGGCTTCATTGACGTTTAATGCTTTAGCCATCTTATAGATGTTCTTTTGCTTGGGAATATATGATCCTCGTAGATAAGTGCTGATAGATGATTTACCGATACCTGTTAGCTCAACCAGTTCAGCCTGCTTCATGCCTCGCAGTTCAAGCGCCGCTCGCAGTCTGCTTGCAATAGTATCCATTTAGCTCCCTCCTAACTCCTTGGTATAAATATATCATGAATGTTCAGAAAACGCAACAAGAAAACGACGCAGACAAAAATAAATTCAGAAAAGAGAACAAATGGTATTGACAGCTGGCGAAGAAAGATGCTACAATTAGTTCAGAAACGCGAACAGGAGGTGGATACAATGAAGGACCCAGTTTTCGATTATGCTCGCCTGCGAGGGAGAATTAAAGAAGTTTTCGGAACGCAGGATGCCTTTGCAGACGCAATCGGCCTAGGAAGAGTGTCTGTAAGTCAACGATTAAACAATCAGCTTGAGTTTTCACAGCAGGAAATGTTTCGATCGGCTGACGTATTAGGCTTTTCTCGAGGGGAAATCCCCGAATATTTTTTTACTGAGAAAGTTCAGAAACGCGAACAAAAGTGAGGTGAACCCAATGGACGCAGACATCAAGATCAAAAGCACCGGCAAAGGCTGTGCAACGAAGATCCTGCTAAACGGCGTGGATATTTCGGGCATGGTTCAGTCGGTAACATTTCACCAGACGGGCGGAGCAAGACCGACGGTCAGTTTCACGTTCGCAGGCGACAAGGTCAGCATTAACTCCTGCGCCGTTGCGAAGTATCCGGATGAGCTGATGGACGCTATTCTTACAAAGAGCGTGCAGGAGCTGGAAAAGAACCTTGACCGTGTACTGAAGGCGAGCAGCGAGCCGGAGGAGAATAGCTAAATGCCAGAACAAAAGCAAATACTGCGCATTTCATCCACGGATAATATTCGCTACTCGGTGCTGCGGTTGCTGCATGAATGCCTTGCGGCGGCAGCAAGAAAGGGCGATGCTCAGTCAGCTATTGCACTGTCAAAATACATTTTCAAGGAATTTGATGAGCGAGATATGCTGCTTTATGTAGAAACGACGCAATACGAGCTGGAAACAAGAAAGCATGTACGAGAACCCATCAAGAAGGGTGGTGATGCTTCATGATTTACCTCCCGTCGGGCACTGCTTTTTGGGCGCTGCTCATTCTGGTGCAGATTCACCTGTTGAAGAACAGGCTGTTCCATCAGCGTATCGACATGTTCTGTACGGTATTTTACATCAGTTTGGCTGCTCTGATCTGCATTGCACGGATGGCAGCTAAGTTTATCACATAAGAGAGGAGAATTCACATGACGGACAAGCGTGAAACCTACACCGCAAAAGAATGCGCACAACGTCTGGGCATGAACCCTAACTCGTTGCGCAACCTGATCCGCACCAAGCAGGTGCCGTTCGGCATCGCGTACCGCCAGCCGAGCGGGCGTATGCACTTTATCATTCCCAAGGCCGCGTTCGAGAAGTTCATGGCCGAGGGTGTCAGCACGGAATGAAAAGGAGATGAAACCCTATGTCTAACAACAATTTCGCAGAAACTCTCGCCTCGGTAGCATCCGAGTTCGACAGTCCGCACCGCAAGCCGCGGCCGAGCAAGCGCCCGTACTTCCGCTGGACGGATGAACAGCTCGAGCAGTTGGCAACGCTGCGCGACGAGGGCAAGTCTGCGAACGAGATCGCGGAGGCGCTGGGCGTATCCCGCGATAAGGTCATCACCAAACTGGCCGCCATGGCAGCACGGCAGCGGACCGGCAGCAAGACGCCGGAGCAGGTCGAAGAACCGCCGACGACTGAACCGCCGGACGATGAGGACATACTTGTTGCCGCTCCGGTGCCTAAATTATATGTGTCCGATGAAGCCTTCGACCGCATGATCTTCACGGCGTTCGACGCTGTAGTCGGCCGCGTGGACGACTTTAACAAGATGACTGCCTGCTGGCGCAAGGCCTTGACGGTCATCGAGCAGGAAATCCGCAAGCTGTCGTACATCATCGAGCAGCACCCGAACACCGAGGACGCTGTCTGCCATATCGCGGCCATCATCGCCTACGACGAGATCAAGGCGTGAAAAAAGCCGCTGTCGGGACGGCAATCCCAATCAGCGGCAAGTCAAAATAATTCACCATCATAATAACATGAAGTTAGGAGAAAAGCAATGATTAAGATTATCAGCACGGAAAATAACGGCGAACCCACCTTTACGGTCGATCTGACCGGCGACATCAAGCATATTGCAGCGGAAATCAGCTACGCAATCGCCGGTATTCACACTACGATCAAGAAGCAGAACAAGGAGTATGCGAAAGTGTTTCGTACGGAGATCATGAACGCGCTCTGCCGCGAGGCCGCTCTGGCATGGGGTGATGTATGCGGTCCCGATCTGCACTGCCGCGCACTGATCGTCCGCAAGGGTGAGAAGCTGAATGGTGACGACATCGCTGACCTGCTGCGCCGCGGCGTGCCGGTAGAGCTTGTGAAGCAGCTGATGAAGGAGGTCGAGTAACCATGACCGACCCCATCAAGATCACCTCGCTCGAGGCGGAGAACGTCAAGCGCGTGCGTGCGGTGCAGCTGCACCCGAGCGAAACCGGCCTGACCATCATCGGCGGGAACAACAACCAGGGCAAGACCTCGCTGCTGGACACGATTGCGTGGGCGCTCGGCGGCGACCGCTTCCGTCCGTCCATGGCTACCCGTGAGGGCAGCACGATCCCGCCGCACATCAAGGTCACGCTGTCCAACGGTCTGATCGTCGAGCGCCGCGGCAAGAACAGCGACCTCAAGGTCATCGATCCATCGGGCAGCAAGGCCGGACAGCAGCTGCTGAACGCCTTTATCGAGCAGCTGGCACTCGATCTGCCGCGCTTTATGCAGGCGAGCGACCGCGAAAAGGCGGACACGCTGCTCCGCATCATCGGTGTGGGCGAACAGCTTGCCGCACTGGAACGCAAAGAGCAGGAGCAGTACAACGAGCGCCTTGCCATCGGTCACATTGCCGACCAGAAAGCCAAGTACGCGAAAGAGCAGCCGTACTGGCCGGATGCACCGGACGAACTCATTTCCGCAAGTGACCTCATTCGTCAGCAGCAGGCAATCCTTGCCCGCAACGGCGAGAACCAGAGCAAGCGGGCGATGGCAAGCCTGCTCGAGCAGCAGGTGAGCACCCTCACCGCGCGTGTGGATGAGCTGCACCGTCAGCTGCAAACCGCCGAGGACGAACTCATCGCCAAGACGGCTGACCTTGCCACCGCACGCAAGACCGCCGAGCAGCTGGTGGACGAGAGCACCGAGGAGCTGGAGCGCAGCATTGCCGACATCGAAACCATCAACGCCAAGGTGCGCGACAACCTCAACCGTGAAAAGGCCGAAGAAGATGCACGCGCCTATCAGCAGCAGTACGACAGCCTGACCGCCGAAATTGAACAGCTCCGCGAGGACAAGCGCGCCCTGCTGGACGGCGCCAAGCTGCCGATGGAGGGCCTCGGTGTTGCGGACGGCGCACTGACCTATCACGGCCAGAAATGGGATAATATGTCCGGCAGTGAGCAGCTGCGGGTGGCGACCGCCATTGTGCGCTGTCTGAAACCGCAGTGCGGCTTCGTGCTGCTGGACAAGCTGGAACAGATGGACCTCGGCACGCTGCGTGAGTTCGGCGCGTGGCTGGAGAGCGAGGGCTTACAGGCCATCGCAACGCGCGTTTCGACCGGCGACGAGTGCTCCATCATCATCGAGGACGGCTATGTGCAGGGAGAGGAACAGCCTTTACCTGACGAGCCGCAGAGTACATGGAAAGCAGGTGCATTTTAATGCAGATCATCCGCGGAAAACAGAAGACCGCGCTCAAGGTTGTCGTGTACGGTCCGGAGGGCATCGGCAAATCGACGTTTGCCGCACAGTTCCCGAATCCGCTGTTCATCGACACCGAGGGCGGCACCAAGCACATGGACGTCGCCCGCACGCCTAAGCCGACCAGCTGGGTCATGCTGCTCGGTCTGGTCAAGGAGTGCATTGCCGACCCGAGCCTGTGCGGCACGCTCATCATCGACACGATGGACTGGGCGGAGCTGCTGTGCAGCCGCTACGTCTGCGACAAGGCGCAGAAAAAGAGCATCGAGGAGTTCGGCTACGGCAAGGGCTACACCTATCTGATGGAGGAGTTCGGCGCCCTGCTGAATACGCTGGGTGAGCTGGTCGAGCGCGGCGTGAACGTAGTCGTGACGGCGCACGCCAAGATGCGGAAATTTGAGCAGCCGGACGAGCTCGGCGCATACGACCGCTGGGAGATGAAGCTGTCCGCCAAGACCGCGCCGCTCGTCAAGGAGTGGGCGGACATGGTGCTGTTCGCCAACTACAAGACGTTCGCCGTCAAGACCGAGAACGGCAAGACCAAGGGGCAGGGCGGCGAGCGCCGGATGTACACCACCCATCACCCGTGCTGGGATGCCAAGAACCGCTTCGGCCTGCCCGGCGAAATGCCGTTCGATTATGCCGGAATCGCCCATATCATCGGGGACGAAAAAAATATTTCGGAAAATTTTTCGGGAAATGAACCGTTTGTGGTCAATTTTTCGGACAAAACACCGGATAAGTGTAAGGACATTTCCGATGCACCCGCACAGGCGGCAGTAAGCGAACCGGCGAAACCGGACGGCACCGTGCCGGACATTCCGGCAGGTATCCCGCAGGCGCTGCGCGACCTGATGCAGGCCAACAACGTCACCGCGACCGATATTCAGACCGCTGTTTCCGCCAAGGGATACTTTCCGCTCGGCATGGAGATCACCGACTATCCGGCGGATTTCGTAAACGGCTGCCTGATCGGTGCGTGGGATCAGCTCTATCAGGTCATTCTGAAAGAGCGCAAGGACATTCCGTTTTAATCAAGGAGGACAATCATTATGAACGACAACATTCTGGATCAGGAGCTCGGCTGGGAAGACGAGATCGAAAACGAGGGCAGTCCGCGCCGTGTGCTCGAGCCGGGCGAGTACCCGTTTACCGTACTGGGCTTTGAGCGTGCCCGCTACGCCGGCAGCGAAAAGGTAGCGCCGTGCAATCAGGCCATCCTGCACCTGCGCGTGGATGCGCCGGACGGCGAGAGCGAGATGAACGTCAACCTGTTTCTTCTCAAGCGTTTTGAGTGGAAGCTGTGCCAGTTCTTCACGTCCATCGGTCTGCGCCAGCACGGCGAAAAGCTGCGTATGAACTGGGCGGCTGTCACCGGCAAGACCGGCCGCTGCCGCATCACCAAGCGTACTTACAAGGACAAGACCGGCGCAGACCGCGAAACCAACGATCTGGACGAGTTCCTCGACCCGCTGGGTGCGCCGTCCATGCAGCAGGCGGGCGGCTTTACGCCGGGAGCATTCTAATATGGAACTGCGACCGTATCAGCAGGCGGCGCGTGAAGCGGTCGAGAACCGCTGGGAGCAGGGTGACGACAGCACCCTGCTTTCTATTCCCACCGGCTGCGGAAAGACTGTCATTTTTGCGAAGATTGCCGAGGACAGGGTGCGGCAGGGCGACCGCGTGCTCATCCTCGCGCACCGCGGCGAGCTGCTCGATCAGGCCGCCGACAAGCTGCACACCGCGACCGGACTTTCCTGCGCGACCGAGAAAGCCGAGCAGAGCTGTCTGGGCAGCTGGCTGCGTGTAGCGGTCGGCTCGGTGCAGACCCTTATGCGGCCCAAGCGGCTGGCGGCGTTCCCGCGGGACTACTTCGGCACCATCATCATCGACGAAGCGCATCACGCGGTATCCGACAGCTACGGACGTATCCTGAATCACTTCGACAGCGCAAAGGTGCTCGGCGTAACCGCAACGCCCGACCGAGGTGATATGCGAAATCTCGGCAGCGTGTTTCAGTCGCTGGCGTATGAGTATTCGCTGACAAAGGCCATCCGCGAGGGCTACCTCGTGCCCATCAAGGCGCTGACCGTGCCGCTCAAAATGGATTTGACCGGTGTCGGCGTGCAGTCCGGCGACTTTAAGCCGGGCGACCTCGACAGTGCGCTCGACCCGTACCTCTACCAGATCGCGGACGAGATGGCAAAGACCTGTGCCGACCGCAAGACCGTTGTGTTCCTGCCGCTCGTTAAGACCAGTCAGAAATTCCGCGATATTCTGTGTTCGCGCGGCTTCCGTGCGGCAGAAGTGAACGGCGAATCGCACGACCGTGCGGAAATCCTTGCGGCGTTCGACCGCGGCGAGTACAACGTGCTGTGCAACAGTATGCTGCTCACCGAGGGCTGGGACTGCCCGAGCGTCAACTGCGTTGTGGTGCTGCGCCCGACTAAAGTACGCAGCCTGTACAGCCAGATGGTAGGCCGCGGCACGCGCCTGTTTCCCGGCAAGACCGACCTGCTGCTGCTGGATTTCCTGTGGCACACCGAGCGGCACGAGCTTTGCAGACCGGCGCATCTGGTCTGCGAAACCGCCGAGGTGGCCGAGAGCATGACCGAGAGCGCAGCCGAGCAGGGCGGTCCGGTGGACATTCTGGAAGCCGCCGAGCAGGCGGAGAGCGATGTGGTGCAGCAGCGCGAGGAATCCCTTGCCAAGCAGCTGGCGGAGATGAAAAGCCGCAAGCGCCGTCTGGTGGACCCGTTACAGTTTGAGCTGTCCATTCAGGCGGAGGATTTAGCAGGCTACACGCCCGCATTCGGCTGGGAGATCGCGCCGCCGAGCGAAAAGCAGCTCGGCGCACTGGAAAAGTGGGGCATCCGCCCGGACGAGATCGAATGCGCGGGCAAGGCGGCAAAGCTGCTCGACCGTCTGGCGGCACGCCGCACCGAGGGTCTGACAACGCCCAAGCAGATTCGCTTTCTGGAGGGCAAGGGCTTTGAGCACGTCGGCACCTGGCAGTTTGAGCAGGCAAAGCAGCTCATCGACCGCATTGCCGCCAACGGCTGGCGCATTCCGCGCGGCATCGACCCGAAAACCTACATGGGATAATGGAGGATAAATGAAGCAGGACGAACTCGATCTCCGGCAGGCGCTGGACTACATCGACCCGAGAGAACTCTCGTACAGCGAGTGGGTCGGCGTCGGCATGGGACTGAAAGAAGCAGGCTATCCCGTCGGTCTGTGGGAGGACTGGTCAAGACGGGACGGCGGGCGCTACCGCACCGGCGAGTGCGCCCGCAAGTGGGACAGCTTTCGCGGTACGGACACGCCCATCACGGCGGGAACCATCGTGCAGATGGCGCAGCGCGGCGGCTGGCAGCCGAACGGCGGCGACTGTGAACTCGGCTGGGACGATGAGATCGGCGGGAACGAACCCTACCGCGTGATTGACCCGCACTGGGTCGAGGCGCAGGAGATTGCCGAACCCGCCGAGTGGCATCCGGCGCAGCAGCTCATCACCTACCTCGAAACGCTGTTCGACAGCGAGGAGCACGTCGGCTACGTCACCCGCTCGTTCTCGAACGAGGACGGCAAGGCCATGCCGACCAAGGGCGACTGGGCGCGAACCGCCGGTCAGCTGGTGCAGGCGCTCTCTGCCTGCGGCGACGACATCGGCAGCGTGCTCGGTGACTACGACCCGGCGGTTGGCGCGTGGATCCGCTTCAACCCGCTCGACGGCAAGGGCATCCGCAACGAGAACGTCACCGCGTTCCGCTACGCGCTCGTTGAGTGCGACGGCATGGACATCGACCGCCAGAACGCGCTCATCCGCGAGCTGGAGCTGCCGGTGGCGTGTCTGGTACACTCGGGCGGCAAGAGCGTGCACGCCATTGTACACATTGATGCACTCGACTACCCAGAGTACCGCAAGCGGGTCGAATACCTGTACACGGTCTGCCGCAAGAACGGTCTGGAACTCGACCAGCAGAACCGCAATCCGTCGCGCCTGTCGCGTATGCCTGGCGTGATGCGAAAGGGACACAAGCAGTTCCTCATCGACACCAACATCGGCAAGACGGACTTTGCCGAGTGGCGCGAGTTCATCGAGAGCGCAACCGACGACCTGCCCGACCCGGAGAGCATGAGCGCGGTCTGGGACGAGATGCCGCCGCTGGCTCCGGCACTCATCGGCGGCGTGCTCCGGCAGGGACACAAGATGCTGCTTGCCGGACCGTCCAAGGCGGGCAAGTCGTTCGCACTGATCGAACTGACCATCGCGATCGCAGAGGGCAAAAGCTGGCTCGGCTTCGACTGTGCACAGGGACGTGTGCTGTACGTCAACCTCGAGCTTGACCGCGCTTCCTGCCTGCACCGCTTCCGCGATGTGTACGGCTGCCTCGGCTGGAAGCCTGAGCACCTCGGCAACATCGACATCTGGAATCTGCGCGGCAAGTCTGTGCCGATGGATAGGCTCACGCCCAAGCTGATTCGCAGAGCCATCAAGAAGGACTACATCGCGGTCATTATCGACCCGATTTACAAGGTCATCACCGGCGACGAGAACTCCGCCGATCAGATGGCGAACTTCTGCAACCAGTTTGACAAGGTGTGCACCGAACTCGGCTGCGCGACCATCTACTGTCACCACCATTCCAAGGGTGCACAGGGCGGCAAGCGCTCGATGGACCGCGCGAGCGGCTCCGGCGTGTTCGCCCGCGACCCGGATGCGCTGCTTGACCTGATCGAGCTGGAGGTGTCGGACGACCTGCGCGTGCAGATGGAGAACAACGCCGTCTGCCGTGTGTGCGGCGCGGCGCTCGAGGCAGCAGGAAAGAGCGACGAGGTATCGCAGGACGACCTGTGCAGCCAGCGTGCTGCCATGGATGCCTGCAAGCGGCTGCTCTCCGGCGTGGACTACAATCACCTGCTCGACCGCATTGCCGACACCCGGAAAGAGGTGCAGGCGCGGACGGCGTGGCGCATCGAGGGCACGCTGCGTGAGTTCCCGAAGTTCCCGCCGGTCAACCTGTGGTTCGAGTTTCCGGTGCATAAGCTGGACGGCAACGGTGCCCTGCAGGACATCAATCCGGACGAAGCTACTCCGGCATGGCAGCGCGGCGCAAAGGCCCGCAAAGGCAAGGCAAAGCAGGCGAAGCAGAGCAAGAAGGAAGCGTTCGACACGGCGTACAACGCGCTGTGTCTGGGTGGGGATGCACCGACCGTGCGCGACCTTGTAGAGTATTACTCACAGCAGGAGGACGGCGATGCACGCGCTCCGTCGGACAAGACTGTGTACCGCTGGATTCGGGAATACGGCTACGAACTTGACCGGAACACCGGTCAGGTGACAAAGGTTTCTCATTCTCACGACCTTGCAGAATGAGAATTGAGAAACTTCTCATAACCTTTCTCACGACCTGCAAAAATGAGAAATGAGAACATTCTCACGACCTGTATATATAAATATATAACTTTTTGAGAATGAGAAATGAGAAACGGTGATTGGGTCAGTGTGTGAACGCACTCACCATGTGAGGGGGCTTGGAAGGCGCCCCTCACAGATGGTTGGAGAGCGCACACACGACTGGACCCGTCGCGCGAGAGGAGAGAAGAAGAAAATGGTAACGCAGTTTTTCATGGCAATGCGCCCGCCGACGTGTACGGCGCAGGAGAAGCAGGTGCGCGTGTTGCATGGCAAGCCGCAGTTCTACGAGCCGCAGGCGCTCGCCGCCGCCCGCGCAAAGCTGTGCGCTCACCTCGGGCAGCACCGGCCGGAACAGCCGTATACAGGCGGCGTGCGGCTCGTAGTGAAGTGGCTGTTCCCGCGAGGAAAACACCCGGACGGCAGCTACCGCACGACAAAGCCGGACACGGACAACCTGCAGAAGTTACTCAAGGACTGCATGACCGCCGAGCACTTCTGGACGGACGATGCGCTGGTGTGCTCGGAGATCACGGAGAAATTCTGGGCGGACACGCCCGGCATCTGGATTCACATCGAGCCGGTGGAGGGCTGATATGGACTTTGAGGAGATGAACCAGCGGGCATACGACCGCAAACCCGAGCCGGACGGTCTGACACCCGCCGAGCGCATGATCTGGCTGGCGCTGCGGCTGCTGTATGAGCTGCACTTTCACGGCGGCCTGACCCGTGAGGAGGGCGTGGCGTATAAGCAGGAGCTGAAAAAAGATTACGAGCGTAACCTCGCGCAGGAGGCCGAGTGGCTGCGTGCCGGTACGGCAATGAAGCTCCTGCGGCAGAGCGAGAACCCCGAGGTGAAGAAGATCGTCGGGGAAGTTGAAACGATGTTTTGAGGAGGAGAACCATGGCGAAGTGTAAATTTTGCGGGGAGACGGTTAAGGCTGCACCGGTGTTCCATCCGGCCTGCTGGGAGCAGGCGGTGAACAAACTTGCAAGCAAGATCTGCGATGAGTATTGCAAGTTTCCGTTTGAGATGGACTATGAGGCGTTGGTAGACAAGTGCGAGCAGTGCCCGATGGTACGGCTGAAGGAGTTGGGAGGGGAAGTATGATTTTAGAGTTGACCAAACAGAACATCTTGAATCTGACGAATGAGAGCAAGCGCAAGAATAACCAGCCGTCCGGCGCAGCTGGGGCATCTGGCACAAGGCGCCCGAGATCGGGCTTAGCGTGTACCGGCTCGACCTGCCGGACGGCTCGTTCTTTACGGCCAGCTGGTACGAGGGCGACGACTTCTTTCCGGGTGGCGGTACGCATAACGTCAATCGTCCGCGTTTCAATCTCTGCGACAAGGGCGGAAAGTTGAAAGCCGGGAGCAAGGCCGAGAGCCTGCTGACGGACAAGCTCAAGGAGCTGAGGAAGGAGATGATTTGGGATGGGAACGCCTGAGTGCTATTACTGCAAAGCAAAGGAACACTGCATCGCCGCTGCTCAGCCGGGTTCCGTGGTGTGCATGGTCAACCGTATGCGATACGGCGGAACACACGCGGATGACGCTCCACCGAGAACAGAAGCGGTGTATTGCCAGTTTTGCGGACAGCAGTTAAAGGTAATCGGTCAGAAACGGTTTTGCAATAATACTCGTTGCCTGAACCGCTATAACGATGTTTGAAAGGGAAATCATAAAATATTTGGAGGCGAACAACAATGAAAAAGAAAATCATGGCGGCACTGCTCTGCGGTGCTATGATGTGTAGTCTGTCGGCCTGCAGGGAGAGCGAGCGCGTTGCGTACAACATCTCGAAGGAGGCGGACAATTTCAACGTCACGCGCCGTCTGGAAGTCATCAACGCGCGTACGGACAAGCCGGTGTTTGAGCTGATCGGCAACTTCGCCATCTCGAACAACAGCGAGAACGAGCTGGAGGTGACTGTCGAGACCGGGCAGGGCGTTTACAAGAAACACCTTGTGTACCTCAACGACTGGACGATCTACGTTGTGGAGGACGTCAGCGGCGCTTACGTGGACAAGTTCCACTACGAGGTGAATTTCCTGCCGGAGATGATCATTCCGGTTACGGTGACGTCGCATGACTAAATACAGCGACAAGGTTCGGCGCTACCTTGCGCGGCGCTACGGCATTACGGATGGGGAGGGAAAGCATTGAACAATCGTGAGGACTGGTGGGAGTACACGAAGCGCATCATCCGGTCATACCCGGCACTGTGCCGCAAGGCGGAAAGCGTAGGCGACATGCCCTGCACACCGGCCTACGGCGCGTCCGGCGGCCACAGCAGCGGCGGCAGTCCGGTTGAGCGTGCGGTCGTTGACCGCCTGACTGACAAGGAGCAGCGGAGGTATGATGCGGTGCGGGCTGCCATCTCGGAAACCGAGGTAATGAAACATGGCCGCCAGCGCATGGAGCTGATCGACCGCGTGTACTGGAAGCGAAGCCATACGCTGTATGGTGCGGCGATGTGCGTGCCGGTGAGCGAGATCACTGCCAAACGGTGGAACGGCGCGTTTATCCGGCTCGTCGCAGAAAAATTAAATTTGCCGTAAAATGATACTTCGTGCACTGAAAACCATGATATTATGATAGCATGAAGTTCAGCGGGAATGAAACCGAGGTCCCGCGTTTCTCCTGCTTCATAGCATTGGAAACACCTCCGGAAAGGCACTCTTGGAAACAAGGGTGCTTTTTCAGATAGCTTGACAAATATAATATAATACGGTAATATGAGCAAAAAAGAATAGCCGAAGTCATATACTTCGACTATTCAAGGAATAAGAGTGTGTATTGTGATGGGAGTTAACTGTTTAGAATAGCGTTAATCAGGGAATCTTTGTTCCAGCCTACCATTACAGTTGCATTATCCTGCACTTTAGAGGGAATCCGCTGCTGTCCCCAGGGCTTCAAACCGATGATATATTTGTCATAATCAGTAGAAGTGTCAATTTCAAAGTCAATCCATTCACTGTGTGCGGCGTACATGCCGGAAATAATGATTACTTTGGACGCGGGACTAATCTGATTTTTCAGAAGGTTTTTTAAGGTGGTTTTACCGGCTGGCTGAGTAGGATCAATTAAGGGGTCATGCACAGGTACAGAATAATTTTTCCATGTCAAGAGTCCTTCGTCTTGAGCTTCATTTAACCAGGAAACTACTTTTTTGTAGTCATCAGAATATTTCCATGCGTGACTGATGAAGATATTATATAATGCCAAAAAAATCATCCTTTCGTGTTTAGGAGGTTTACTATGCCTGAAACTAAGAAGTACCGAAAAAAACCGGTGATTGTCAAAGCATACAGGACGGATAAAAAAATGACAATACACACTCTTGAAGGGGATATGATAGCTTCTGTAGGGGATTATATCATTACTGGGGTCAATGGAGAACAATACCCATGTAAGCCCGATATTTTTGAAAAAACCTACGAGTTGTGCGATGAATCGGATGTGGAGTCTTGACTCTGAGAACGAGGAGCGTTAGCGGCGACCCAAGTTTGAAATTCTTTGGTCATATACTCTTCGCAAGAAACCACAAGTATATTAAACGCTTCGCTGACGGACAGATTTTGAAATTCGCCTGTGTGTGTCAAATACCGGTGTAATATGCTTTGCAGAATTTCACAGTTGCTTCGATAGCGAACCCATAAGTCTTGAAAATGATATAGGGATAATATTGCAGAAATAACAGTTACACCTGAACTGATAATGGCTATTAAAATATTGATCCCTCGGCATGATAGCATATCTGATAAGAGAGTTAAGATAGGAATAATCGCGCTTAAAACGATGGATGCTACGGACCAATGCTTAAAATCAGACTGTGCTTGGACAGCTTTCTTATTGTACCAATCAATTTGATCTAAAATGCGATTTTTAACGTACCATTTTTCGAAATTGGTATCGAATACAGATAGATAATCCTGAAAATTCGATGAAGGTGAATATGGGGATTGGGGAGATGGATGGATAAATCCATAAATGCGTTCTCGTAAATTAGGCATGATACTCCTCCTATAGATAGGGTACTATTAGTATAGCATAAAATTCCAGATTACACAATCGAACAATTTGTAAACCGTCTACTTCGTAGGCGGTTTTCTTTTACCCATTTTCAGAAAGGACGGTGAGCGTGTGAGCAAACTGACAGCCAAGCAGCAGGCTTGGGTAGATTATTACAAGCAGGGCAAGACGGCGGCAGAGGCGGCGCGGCTTGCCGGATACAAGGCGAGGAATGACAATGGATTTCAGTCCATCGGCAGTGAAAACTTGCGGAAACTTGCTGTTTTCATCGCAGACCGCGACAAGCTGCTTGAAACGCCGCGGATTGCCGACATGGAGGAGATCAACGCCTTCTGGACGAACGTCATGCGTGACAAGGGCGAGGAAACCAAGGACCGGCTCAAGGCCTCGGAGCTGAGAGCCAAGGCGGCGGGCGCATTTGTGCAGCAGATCGAGCACTCCGGCACTCTCGAGGTGGAAAACCCGCTTGCCGGTCTGACCACCGAGGAGCTGCGGAAGCTGGCGGACGATGGTTGACGAGCGCATTCGCAGGGCGGCTCGCCTTGAGCTTGCCCGGCGTGATTTCTGGTCGTTCTGCAAGCTGATGGCGCCGGACTTCTACCGCGAGGACCGGCCGTACCTCAAAACGCTGTGCAGGCGCTTACAGGCGTTCTGTGAGAGCGACCGCAAGGTGCTGGTGGTCAATATGCCGCCGCGCCACGGCAAGAGCCGCACGGCGGTGCTGCTGAGCCAGTGGTTGTTTGGCCGCGATCCGTCCGAGCAGATCATGACCGGCAGCTACAACGAAACGCTGTCCACGACGTTCGCACGGGCGGTCCGCGACGGCATTGCGGAGGAACGGTTTGACCCGAGCCGCATTGTGTTTTCGGACATTTTCCCGCAGACACGCATCAAGTACGGCGAGGCCGCCGCAGGCAAGTGGGCGCTTGAGGGACAGTACGCGAGTTACCTTGCTACCTCTCCGGGCGGCACGGCGACCGGCTTCGGCGCACGCAAGCTCATCCTCGATGACCTGATCAAGAAAGCCGAGGAGGCTTTTAACGAGGGCGCACTCGACAAGCAGTGGCAGTGGTTCACGGACACGATGCTGTCCCGAACCGAAACCGGCTACAAGATCGTTATCATCATGACGCGCTGGGCGACCGGCGACCTCGCAGGCCGTGCGCTGGAGCACTGGCCGGATGCGGAACTCATTACGATGAAAGCCTTGCAGGACGACGGCACGATGCTGTGCGACGCGGTTCTCACCCGTGAGGACTACGAGGACAAGGTTCGCACGATGAGCGAGGAGATCGCCAGCGCGAACTACCAGCAGCAGCCGATCGACCTGAAAGGCCGTCTGTACAGCAGCTTCAAGACATACACAGACATTCCGCGCGATGCAAACGGTAGTCCGCTGTTCACGCATATCCGCAGCTATACCGACACGGCGGACACCGGCGCGGACTATCTGTGCAGCATCATCTACGGCGAGTATAACCATGAGGCCTATGTGCTCGACATCTACTACACCAAGGACCCGATGGAGATCACCGAGCCGGAAACCGCACGGCGGCTGCTGGCGCACGGCGTAAACCTCGCGAAAATCGAGAGCAACAACGGTGGCCGCGGCTTTGCCCGCAACGTGCAGGAGCAGCTTCGGCGGCTCGGCTCCAACCGCTGCCGTGTGGAGTGGTTCCACCAGAGCGAGAACAAGGTCGCGCGTATCCTGACTAACTCGACGTGGGTGCAGGATCACATTTACTACCCGGTGAACTGGCGCGACCGCTGGCCGGAGTACGCAAAAGCAATGTTACATTACCAGAAAGAGGGCAAGAACGCCCACGATGACGCTCCCGACGCGACAACCGGCGTTGCGGAGCAGTTTACCAGGAAAGGAGGGGTCAGCGTATGGTGAAAGTGAACAGCCGCACGATTCAGCGGCTTTTGCAGGGGCACGGGCAGTTCATCCGCGCAGCGGACGAGGCGAGGCGCTATTACAGCAACGTCAACCGCATCAAGCAGGACAACAGCGTTTTGCAGCGGCAGGCAGAAACCGAGCAGGCGCTCGGCAATCCGCTGCACCTCGCGGACAACCGCATTTCGCATTCGTGGCATAATCTGCTCGTGACGCAGAAGGTTTCCTACGCGCTGAGCTATCCGCCGGTGTTCGATGTGGGGAACAAGACCGCCAACGAGCGGATCGCAGAGATCCTCGGAGATCAGTATACCGCAACAGCCATGCAGCTGGGCATTGACGCGAGCAACACCTCGGTCGGCTGGCTGCACTACTGGCGCGGCACAGACGGCAGGTTCCGCTATCACACCGTAGACCCGGAACAGATCGTGCCGGTGTTCTCCGGTACGCTGGAAAGCGACCTTGTCGGCGTGCTGCGCTGCTACACCATGCTCGACCCGACAAGCGGTCAGACCGTGCAGGTGTGCGAATACTGGGACGACATGACCTGCCGGTTCTACCGCCAGAACGGCGTGTCCGGCAATTACACCTACTTCGAGTATCCGGAAGTCGGGCAGGAGCTGCGGCACGGCCTCGGCGCGGTGCCGTTCATCCCGTTCTACAACAACGCCGACCGGCGGGGCGACCTGCCGCTGTACCGCGACCTGATCGACGCCTACGACAAGGTGGTTTCCGGCTTCGCCAACGACATGGAGGACGTGCAGGAGGTCATCTTCGTCATCAAGAACTACGGCGGCACGGACAAGACCGAGTTCATGAGCGACCTCAAAAAGAGCAAGCTCATCAAGGTCGAGGGGGACGGCGGCGTGGACACCATCCGCGCGGAGATCCCGTTTGAGGCACGCAACGCTTTTCTCGAAAGAACCCGCCGTCAGATTTTCGTTTCCGGCATGGGTGTTGACCCGAACCCTGAGAATTTCGGCAACTCGTCCGGCGTGGCGCTCAAGTACCTGTACAGTCTGCTGGAGCTCAAGGCCGTGATGCTGGAAACGCAGTTCCGCAGCGGCTTTGCCGAGCTGGTACGCGCTATCTGCCGCCTGGAGGGTATCGCACAGCCGAAACGCATTCTCCAGACATGGACACGCAACATGGTGCAGAACGACCTCGAAACCGCACAGATCGCGCAGCAGTCGGTCGGCATTATCTCGGACAGAACCATCCTCGCAAACCATCCGTGGGTAGACGATGCCGAGAACGAGCAGAAGCAGCTGGAAAAGGAACAGCAGGCGGCAGCCGAGAAGCAGCCGCAGTTCCAGTTCCCGCCAAAGGACGGTGCAGGCGATGGCAGCAGCGGATAAGCTGAACGGCGCCTACTGGCGCAAACGTGCCATCGAGCTGGCCGAGAAGCAGAAGCAGGAAGATGACGACCTGTGTCTGCGGTTCCATCGGGAATACGAGCGCATTCTGCACGAACTGGACAAGGAAATCTCGATCTTCTATGCCCGCTATGCCGCAAACGAGAGCGTCAGCATGGCAGACGCACGCAGGCTGCTGCGGGATGCAGAGCTGGAGGACTTCCGGATGTCGCTGGACGAGTTCCGGGATAAGGCGCTTGCAGGCGGCTTTGACAAGGAACTGGAGGAGGTTTATCTCCGTTCGCGTATCTCGCGCTTGCAGGCATTGCAGACGCAAGTCGAGCTGCGTATGATGGAGCTGTTCGGCTCTCAGCGCGATGTGCTGCGCGACCATTTGCAGGAGCGCTACACCGACACCTACTACCGCACGGTGTACGCCGTCAGCCAGCAGGCCGATGTGGCAAGCACCTTTGCCCGCATTGACCCGCAGACGGTCGAGAAGATACTCGCTACGCCGTGGGTCGGCAGCGAGTTTTCGTCCCGCATCTGGGCGGACAAGGACAAGCTGACCCGTGAGCTGATGCAGACGCTCTCGCGCGGCTTTGTTCGCGGCGACTCGCTTGACCGCATGATGAAAGAGTTCACCCAGCGCATGGGCGTGTCCGAGAGCAGGGCGGCAATGCTCATCCACACCGAGAGCGCCCACATGGCGGCTGAAGCTGCCGAACAGGGATACCGGGAAACCGGTGTCCAGTCCTATCGGTTTGAGGCGGCGCTCGACCTCAAGACCTGCGCAGTGTGCGGTGCTCTGGATCAGCGCGAGTTTCCGCTCGCGGAGCGTGAAACCGGCATCAATTATCCGCCATTGCATCCGCGCTGCCGGTGTACCACCGTTCCGGTGACGGAGTTCCGGATCGGCAGTAAGCGTGCCGCCAGAAATCCCGCGACCGGCAAGACCGAGTATGTCGAGAAGAAGCTGACGTATGAGGAATGGCATAAGAAATATGTTGAAAACGACCCGGAAAATGCTATACTGGAATTGAACAAGCGCGAAACAAGCGCACTGCAGAAGTATGTCAGTGCGGCCAGCTATTCGCTAAACGATAAGCTGCGCCGAGGTGAATCGCTCAGCGAAGCGGAACAGCGCTGGACGAAACGGCTTGACAAGGCGCTGGATAAACTTCCGGTGTACGAGGGAACGGTATATCGTTCTCTGTCCAGTGACATGATACCGGATAAAGCTGCTTTTCTGGCAGCGCATGAGGTTGACGCGATCGTTACATACGACGCATACACGTCTACTTCTACGGAGGTATATGACTCGGATATGGATATTCAGCTGGTTATTCAGAGCAAATCCGGCCGAGATATGCGCGGTATCAACACAATCGAAAAGGAAATCCTTTTCAAGAGGAAGTCGCGTTTCATTGTTGACAGAAAGGAGGGCGACACCATATGGCTGACAGAAATTTAACCTTTGAGGACTTCAAGAGGCTGCCACCCGAGGAACGCAGCAGGCGATACGAAGAACTGTCCGACCATGACAAGTTTCTGGCACGCTGTTCGCAGCCGTCGGGTGTCCATGGTGTGCTGTGCAATACCTGTATCCATCGAAAGCGGATATGCTGCAAGGCGTTTCCGGACGGTATCCCGGGAGAGCACATGAATAAGCTGGACGCGGATCCAACAATCGAATGCGCACCGGGCATTCACTATCAACCGAAGAATTAACCACCAAGACAACCGTCAAGGTGGTTTTTTCATACCCATTTTTCGATGAAAGGAGCAAAAAACAATGGAATTTCTCAAAACCCTTTTTGAAAAGGGCGCACTGACCTGGGAGCAGTTCCAGCAGGCGGCAAAGGACGCAAAGTTTGAGGTGGTCAACGCTGCCGGCGGCGCTTACGTTCCCAAGGCCGACCTTGATACCAAGGCACAGGAGCTGACCACGGCGAACAACACCATCAAGGACCTGCGTGCCACCGCAAAGGCGTGGGACGGAAAGGACCCGAAGAAGCTGGAGGACGACCTCAAGGATCTCCAGACCAGGTACGACACCGACACCGCGAACATCCGCCGCGATGCGGCGATCGACCTTGCGCTGACCCGTGCCCATGCACGCGATCCGCAGCTGACCCGCGCGGCGCTCTCGATGGACGACATCAAGATCGGCGCGGACGGCAAGATCACCGGCCTTGACGCGCAGGTTGAAAGTCTGAAAAAGGACAAGGCATGGCTGTTCGAGGAGGACGGCGCAGGTCAGTCCGGCAAGCAGGGCGACAAGGGTGGAAACCCGAACGGCGGTCAGGGCGGCGGCTACAATCCGCAGTCCGGCGGCAACCCGAACACGGTAAACGATCTCGGTTCCGCTCTCGCAGAAGTATACAACACCAACGGCTAACAGAAAGAAGGAATGAAAAATGCCTATCACTCTCGCACAGGCAAAGGTCGGCATGGCAAACCATGTGGACCAGCAGGTTATCGACCAGTTCCGTCGCGGCTCCATGCTGCTCGAGGCACTGACCTTTGACAACTCGGTATCTCCGGGCACCGGCGGCTCTACGCTGACCTATGGCTACACCCAGCTCAAGACCCCGGCAGGCGCGGATTTCCGTGACATCAACACCGACTACACCGACACCGTAGCCGACCGCGAAACCAAGTCGGTTGACCTCAAGATCTTCGGCGGTACGTTCAAGATCGACCGTGTTCTCGCTAACACCGCGAACGGCCAGATCAGCGAGGTGCAGTTCCAGCTCGAGGAGCACATCAAGGCGACCACCAACCTGTTCCACTACACCGCCATCAACGGCGACAAGGGCACCAAGGGCTTTGACGGTCTGGACACGCTGCTTGTCGGCACTTCCACCGAGATCAACGCCGACGCATCCAAGGCGATCGACCTGTCCACCTCGGCGGCGATCGACACCAACTACAAGACCGTGCTCGATATGCTCGACGAGTTCCTGTCCGAGCTGGACGGCGTGCCGACCATGCTCATCGGCAATGCGGCGCTGCTGACCAAGATCCGCTCCTGCGCCCGCCGTGCCGGTTATCTGACCCACTCCGAGGACGCTTTCGGCCGTCAGATGAGCGGTTACAACGGCATTCCGTTCATGGATATGCAGTATTACTACGACACCGCCGAGAAGAAGGAAAAGCCGGTCGTGCCGATCACGTCGCGCGAATACGGCGCGTCCTCGTCCAAGACCACCGTTACCGGTCTGACCGACCTGTACGCTGTCCGTCTGGGTCTGGATGGTTTCCACGCCGTATCTCCGATGGGCGGCAAGGTGATCTCGACCACGCTGCCGGATTTCAGCACCGCAGGCCCGGTCAAGGCCGGTGATGTCGAGATGGTAGCGGCAACCGTGCTCAAGAAGTCCCGCGCTGCCGGCGTGCTGCGTAACTTCAAGGTAAAGTGAGGGAACTGCCATGTACAAGATCAAGGCACCGAGCGAGGAGTACGACCGCAAGATCGGCGGCGTGCAGTTTGTCAGTGGTGAGGCGCAGACGGATAACGAGTGGCTTGCAAGCTGGTTCTCCGGCCGTGCGGGCTTTACCGTGGAAACCGTGACTGCCGAGGAGGAAGCCGAACCGACCGAGGACAAACCGAGGGGGAAGCGCAGAAATGACAAGGGAAACGCTGATGCTGCGGGCGCAAAGTCTGCTGCCGAACCTGCCGCAGGAAACGCTTGAGTTCGCCTGCGATCTGGTGCTCGAGCAGATCTGTAATTACTGCAATCTGACCGAGGCGCCGGACGGCCTGACGAACACCGCAGCGCTTATGGTGCGCGGTCTGGTAAACAGCGTTCAGCTCCAGAACGAGAATATGCAGCCTGCCGCAAAGGGCGTGTCCAGAGGGGATACGTCCTTTTCCTTTGCAACGGCGGCGGAACAGCTGGCGGCGCTGGCAGGCTCGGGCGACTTCCTCACCGACTACAAGGCGCAGCTGAACGCCTATCGAAAGATGAGGTGGTAGTATGTTCGGCAATCCGGAGCTGGAGCGTGCGCTGCTCGAGCAGACCTATGACGGCGTGATGACCGTCACCGGCGTAAGCAAGCAAACCGTGAATGGCGAAACCGTTGTTACACCGGACGCGGTGCTGCACGAGAATATCCCGTGTGCACTGTCGTTTTCCGGCACACCGGACAGCAAAACGGACGCGAACAGCGGTCAGATCAGCTATCAGGCGACAATCTACTGTGCGCCGGAGCTGACGATTCCGGCAGGCTGCCGCATTGTGGTTCAGCAGTACGGCGCGACCTATCGGCTGAAATACAGCGGCGAGAGCGCGGTCTATCCGACGCATCAGCAGCTTTCCGCCGTCCGAGAGGAGCGAGTGTAATGGCAAGCTGGGGAAGCTGTGATTTTCACGAGCTGCGCAACTTAAACGAGCGCATTAAGGCCGCCGCCAGCGAACCGGAGATGGACGCTTTCTACACCGGGCTGCTGGACGAGATGATGAACGGTCTGCTGACCGATGTCAAGGAGCTGACACCGGTTGACCGCGGTCATCTGCGGCGCAACTGGTTCATCACCAAGGCGAAGCGCAGCGGCAAACATTATCGTGCAGAAATCTACAACAACATTGAGTATGCACCATATGTGGAGAACGGCCACCGGCAGGAGGTCGGACGGTACGTTCCGGCCATCGGCAAGCGCCTTGTGAACGGCTTTGTCGAGGGCAGGCATATGCTGCGCGAGGGTCTGTTCGACTTCCAGAAAGAAGCGCCGGACTTTATCAAGACCAAAAGCGAGGAATTTCTCAGCCGTATGATGGAGGGCAAATGATTAACGTAGTACAGGAAATCGTCGATAAACTGCGCACGGTCTATCCATCGGCGCAGTACGACATCTACACCGAACGTATCGAGCAGGGCTTCTCTGCACCGTGCTTCTCCATTCGGCAGCTTCGTGCGGACGTCACGCCGTACCCGTCCGGCCTGCATGAGATCGTGCAGCACATGGACGTGCGGTTCTTCCCGTCGGACGGCCGTCCGCAGGAGCAGTGCCGAGAGATTGCACAGATGCTCACGCTGCTGCTGCGGCGCACGGAAAGCCTGCGCGGGAGCAATCTCTCGTGGGAAATTACAGACGAGGTGCTGCATTTCTTCGCGGACTATCGGCAGTTTGTCCGGGAAATCCCGGAAGATATTCCGATGGAGAATTTGCAGACCACCGTAGGAACGGAGAACGAAAATGGCAGTTAAACGCAAAACCGAGGCAGGAGCACCGGCGTTTACCGGCGCACAGCTCCTGACCTTTGACAGATACCGCGAGCGGCGCGACCTGCTGGGTGTGCTGCTCGACAAGGATCAGCGCTACACCTTTTCCGAGGTGGACGCGCTCATTGATAACTTTATGAAAGGCAAGGTGAATTAAATGGCTTTAGGCGGCGGTATGTATACCGTACAGAACAAGGTTCTGCCCGGTGCGTACATCAACTTTGTGTCGGCGGCTCGTGCGTCTGCGACCATGGGCGACCGCGGCACGGCGGCTTTCCCGCTGTCCCTCGACTGGGGACCGGAGAACGAGGTCGTGACCATCGAGAACAGCGAGTTCCAGAAGGGCTCACTTGCGCTGACCGGCTACGCCTACACGGCGGACGAGCTGCGTCCGCTGCGCGAGATCTTCGCAAATGCCAAGACGCTGCACCTGTTCCGTCTGAACAGCGGCGGTGCAAAGGCAGCCTGCAAGTACGCGGAGGCGAAGTATCCGGGCAAGATCGGCAACGAACTGAAGATCGTCATTCAGCAGAACGAGGGATTCACGGCATCGACGAACGAGGTCTACGATGTTTCGACCTATATCGGAACGACCCTTGTGGACACGCAGAAGGCAGTTAAGGCAGTTGCAGACCTTTCCGACAACGACTATCTGCACTGGAAGGGCAGCGAGGCGTTGACCGAGAACGCAGGCCTGCTGCTCACCGGCGGCACGACCGGCGCGGTGCAGGATGCGGCTTACCAGACGTTCCTCGACAAGATCGAGCCGTACAGCTTCAATGCGGTCGGCTGCGACACGAAGAACAGCACGGTCAAGGGTCTGTTCGCCAACTGGACGCGCCGCCTGCGTGATGAGCAGGGCGTTAAGTTCCAGTGCGTGCTGCATGGCTATCCTGCGGCAGACTATGAGGGCGTGATTTCCGTCAAGAACGGTCTGGTCGGTGCATCTGATGATACCTCGGCTGTCTACTGGACGACCGGCGCGGAATCTGCGTGCGCGGTCAACCGTTCGATGACCAACTCGACCTACACCGGCGAGTACGACATCGACACGAACTACACCCAGACCCAGCTTGAAAAGGCGATCAAGGCCGGTGAGTTCACGTTCCACCGTGTCGGTGACCAGACGCGCGTGCTGACCGACATCAACACGTTCGTGTCCGTCACGGATGAAAAGAGCGCGGATTTCTCGTCCAATCAGGTCATGCGCGTGCTCGACCAGATTGCGAATGACATTGCATCGCTGTTTAACTCGAAGTACCTCGGAAAGGTGCAGAACGACGCAAGCGGCCGCGTGAGCCTGTGGAGCGACATTGTAGCGCACCACACCCAGCTCCAGACCATCCGCGCCATTGAGAACTTTGACAGCAGCAGCGTCACCGTGTCGCAGGGCGACATGAAGAAGTCGGTTGCGGTCGAGGACCATGTACAGCCGGTTTCCGCGATGGAGCAGCTCTACATGAAGGTAATCGTTGAATAAAGGAGGGAAAAGTCATGCTGAACGCTCCTGTTATGGAAGCAAATGATGCGGTATCCGGCTCGATGGCCGAGTGCTACGTCACCATTGACGGCAACCGCTATAATATGATGCAGCTGTACAGCTTTGAATCGTCCGCGAAGGTCAATTCGCAGGACGTGAAAATCCTCGGCCGTACCGGCATCGGTAAGAAGCCGACCGGCTGGTCCGGTTCGTGGAAGGGCACGGCGCACTTTAACCAGAGCGTGTTCCGCCGCTGGTTCCTGACCTACTGCAAGACCGGCAGGATGACGCCGTTTGAGATTCAGGTGTCCAACGAGGATCCGTCCTCGTCCGCCGGCCGTCAGACTATCACGCACACCGGCTGCCTGATCGACAGCTCGATTCTGGCGAAGTTCGACGCAGGCGACAGTCTGCTTGATGAGGAGCTTTCCGGTACGTTCGACGGCTGGGATATGCCCGAGGAATTTACCGAACTGTCCGGTATGAAATAAGGAGGAATTTGTACAATGGGTAATCTTACCGCATTTCTGGCGCAGAACGCCAAGCAGGTTGAAAACGTAAAGCTGGTCGTATCCGACCGCTTCACCGATGAGGACGGCAAGCCGCTCGAGTGGGAGGTGCGCTGCATTTCCTCGCGCGAGGATGAAACGCTGCGCCGTGACTGCCAGTACCGCGTACAGGTGCCGGGCAAGCGCGGCAGCTTCCGCCAGGAATTCGACAACGTGCTGTACCTTGCCAAGCTGGCAGCCGCTTGCACGGTTTATCCGAATCTCAACGATGCAGAATTGCAGGACAGCTACGGCGTGAAATGCGCCGAGGAGCTGATCTCAGCCATGCTGACGCCGGGCGAGTATACGAACTACACGGAAAAGCTGTTTGACATCTGCGGCTTTGGTGACAAGCTCGATCTGGTGGAACAGGCAAAAAACTGATTCGGGACGGTGAGGGCTCTGATGATTATGAAGCGTATGCAGCGCATTACTGCCTGCAAAAGCTCCATATCCTGCCGTCCGAATATTTAAGTCTGCCAAAGGAAGAACGGGCATTTATCTGGGCGTCCTGTGTCGTGTACAACGAGGACGAAAAGGCCTCTCTGGATAAAGCAAAACGAGGGAGGTGAGTTCTATGGCACTATCCAATACCGTCCAGCTGCGCGATGGCATGAGCAACGTGCTCAGCCGTATTGCGTCCAGTCTGAGTACGGTCAACGACCGGTTTGAGCGGATGCAGAACCTGACCGAACAGGCGGCGCCGACCGGTCTTTATTCACAATTTAACAGCGAATTGACGGGTGTGCGTGAAGAACTCACCCGAACCGTGAGCGAAGTCGAGGAGCTGCGGAGCGGCATGACCTCGGCGCAGCCGCCGGCGGAAAACCTGACGGCCTCACTCAAAAAGCTGGGTACAGCGTTCCTCGGCTCCAAGCTGGTGAGCGGTATCGTGCGTATGTCAGACGAAATGACGCAGACCACGGCGCGTCTGAATTTGATGAACGACGGTCTGCAAAGCACCGCCGACCTGCAGGAGCTGATCTATCAGTCGGCTATGCGTTCGCGCGGCGCGTACAACGCTACGGCGGATGCGGTCGCGAAGATGGGTCTGCTTGCCGGTGACGCATTCAGCAGCAATCAGGAAACGATCGCGTTTGTCGAGCAGCTGAACAAGCAGTTCAAGATCGCCGGCACCTCGGCAGAGGGTCAGGCCGCCGCCATGCTGCAGATCACGCAGGCGATGGGCTCCGGCGTGCTGCGCGGTGAGGAGCTGAACTCGGTATTCGAGCAGGCACCGACCATCATTCAGTCGATTGCCGACTATCTCGGCGTATCGGTCGGTGAAATTCGTAGCATGGCGCAGGAGGGCGAGCTGACAGCGAGCGTCGTCAAGTCCGCGCTGCTGTCCTCGGCGGAGGAAATCAACCAGAAATTCAACGAGATTCCGCTCACCTGGTCGGACGTCTGGACGCAGGCCAGCAACATGGCGATCATGGCCTTGCAGCCACTGCTCGAAGCCATCAACTGGGTGGCGAACAATATTGAGGTCATCGGCCCGCTGGTGCTTGCGGCTGCGGCAGCCTTTGCGCTGTTTGCAGTGGCCGCCAACTGGACGAAGATCTGTGCTGCGGCTACGAAGGCGCTGACTGCCGCACAGAAAATGCTCAATGCCGTGATGTCGCTCAACCCGATCGTGCTGATTATTGGCTCGATCATCATTCTGATCGGCGTGATCGCGGCATACATCAACTACACGAACCGGGCGAAGAACGAAACGACGAGCGCTGTCGGCGTGATCTGCGGCCTGTTTGCGATGGCAGGCGCGTTTGTCTACAATATGTTCTATCTGCCGGTCTACAACGTGATTGCCGATCTTATCAACTTCCTCGGCAACGTGTTCCAGCACCCGATTGCGTCAATCGAGATTTTGTTTTTGCAGCTCAGCCAGTATGTTGTCGGCGTCATCCGCGGTATGGTGAGGACGATCGAGAAGCTCATCAATCTTATTCCGGGCGTGAAGATCAACATCACCAGCGGTCTGGACACGTTCTACGACAGCTACACCGACAGCATCCAGAAGATCAAGGATCAGTCCGGGTGGACGGAATATGTCAAGCACAAGGAGAAAATCGAGTATTCGACGGCTTACGCCAACGGCTACAACTGGGGCGCAAACCTCCAGAACAGCATCTCCGAAAAGCTGGGTCTTGACCTGCCGGACGATCCGGCAACGGGCCTGCTGTCCAACATTGCGGACAACACCGCCCAGATTGCGGACGATGTGAGCGTATCCTCGGACGACATCAAGCTGCTGCGCGATATTGCCGAGCGGCAGGTCATCAACAAGTACACCACCGCCGAGATCAAGGTGGAAATGGTCAACCACAACAACATCTCGAACGAGATGGATCTGGACGGCGTAGTCAATCTGCTGGAAGCCAAGGTCACCGAGGCGCTTGTCACCAGTGCGGAAGGAGTGCACATCTAAATATGTACGAGTTTTACATGGACGGTGTGCGCCTTCCGGTTACGCCGTCGTCACTGACCATCAAGATCAGCAACCAGAACAAGACCATCAACCTCATCAACGAGGGGCAGCGCAACATCATCAAGACACCCGGATTGAGCAAGTACAGCTTCAACGCGCTCCTGCCGAACAGGGAATACCCGTTTGCCTGTTACCCGAACGGCTACCAGCCGGCACAGTATTATATGTCACTGCTGGAAAAGCTCAAGCGCGAGTGCAAGCCGTTTGAGTTTTTGGTTATCCGCACGGATGACGCAGGCAATCTGCTGATGACGAACGACCCGGACAAGCCGCTCATGGTATCGTTGGAAAGCTACGAACTGAGCGAGGATGCCGGTAGCTACGGCGTTGACGTGATGGCGAAAATCGAACTGCTGACTTATGTGGATGTCAAGACCAAGCTGATTGAGTTCAAAAAGAGCGAGAGCAGCAGCGGCACCAAGAAAGCGACCGTCAAGCAGAAGCGCGACACTACGACTGCACCGGCCGGTAAGACGTACACCGTCAAATCCGGTGATACGCTGTGGGACATTGCCCGGGTGAAGCTGGGGAACGGTACTAAGTGGCAGTCTATCTATAATCTGAACAAGGCTGCCATTGAAGCTGCAGCAAAGAAGTACGGCAGATCGAGCAGCAGCAACGGCTGGTGGATCTACCCCGGCACCGTGCTCAAGCTGCCGAGTTAAGGAGGGGAGAACATGGGTAAATATGTTTGGCCGTGTCCGTCCTACTCGCGCATTTCGAGCGGTTACGGCAACCGCGTACACCCAATTTACGGAACTGTCAAGTTTCATGATGGTGTTGACTTGGCAGCGGCATCGGGCGTGCCGATTCTCGCTTTTGGGTCGGGCACGGTAACGGTATCCGGTTTGAACGGAGGTTATGGTAACTACATCAGTATTAACCATGGCGGCGGTCTGATGAGTTTCTACGGACATTGTTCGAAACTGTATGTTTCCAAGGGCGCAAAAGTCACCGCCGGTCAGAAAATCGCGGCCGTTGGTACAACTGGCAACTCGACCGGCTGTCACCTGCATTTTGGTATGCACTTGAACGGTTCGTCGGTCAATCCGCTGAACTATGTATCGTCGAAGGACACAGTATCTAACTATTCCGGCGCGAAGTCGGGCGGCACGGCAACGAATACCGTAAAGGCGCTCTTTACCGCCTATTATCCTGCGAATAACGCCATGGAGGGCGGCTTCCTTGACGCACTCGGTAACAAACTTGACCCGAGCAAGCACACCTGTGCTGCACCTCCGTCTGTACCGTTCGGGACGAAAATCACCGTGCAGGGTACAGGTACAGCGCTTGACGGCGTGACCTACACCGTCAATGACCGCGGCGGCATGATTCAAATCGAAAACGGTGTGTACCACTTCGACCTCTTGATGTCCTCGAACGCCGAATGTAACAACTGGGGCAGGCGAAAAGGTACCGCCATCATCGGCGGTTCTGGTTCTTCAAGTTCGTCCGGTTCATCCGGTTCGAGTACCGAGAAGAAAAAGAAGGATATCACGACCGTTGTTGTTAAGTCTGTCACAGGTGCAGCAGGTACGCGCAAGGAAATCTTGCGTGATGTGCCGTCTTATCAGATGCCAGGCGCCGAGCTGATCATCCAGAACAAAAACGGTCAGCTTCAGCAGCCGATGATCGAGGGCGACATCGTGTGGGAAACCACCCGCAGCGGCGCGGCGTCCTCGCTAACGTTCACCGTGGTCAAGGATGATACCCTCAACTTCCACGAGGGCAATCCGGTCAGCTTTCGGTTTAACGGCGCGAATGTGTTCTACGGATACGTCTTTAAGAAGTCGCGTTCGGATAACCGGCTGATTAAGGTCACGGCCTACGACCAGCTGCGGTACTTCAAGAACAAGGACACGATTTCGTACACGAACAAGACCTACGCCGATGTGCTGAAAATGCTGGCTGCGGACTACGGCCTCAAGGTGGGTACCGTGACCGATACCAAGTACAAAATCCCGCAGAGGATTGAGGAAGGAACGCTCTTTGATATGCTCGGCAATGCCAGTGACCTGACCATCATCAACACCGGTAAGGTGTACGTCTTGTATGACGATTTCGGCAAGTTGTGCCTCAAACCGTATGAGAGCCTGCTCCTGCCGCTCTACATCGACGAGGACACCGCCCAGGGTTACAGCTACACGTCCTCGATTGACAGCGACGTGTACAACCGCATCAAGCTGGCGTGGGACAATGATGAAACCGGCGTCAGAGAGGTTCATGTGATGAACAATACCGCCAGCCAGAGCAAATGGGGCACGCTCCAGTATTACGAAAAGCTGGACAACGCCCTCAACACCGCTGATTTGCAGACCAAGGCCAAGGCGCTCATGAAATACTACAACGTCATCCACCGCGAACTGACCATGCAGAAGGTGTTCGGGGACGTTCGGGCGCGTGCCGGTACTTCGGTCTGCGTCGGCATGGGCCTGGGTGACATCAACATCAAGAACTATATGTGCGTGGAGAAGGCTAAGCACACGTTCAGCAATGGCCTGTACACGATGGACCTGTATTTGAGCGGAATTCGGGGTGAGTTTAGTGCCTAATCTGATGGAATCTATGCGGCAGATTGCCGCGAACGAGCGTCAAGCCGCTTTGCCGATGACAATCTGCTTCGGCAAGGTGATTGCACTCTCGCCGTTCCGTGTGCAGATCGACCAGAAACTTGTGCTCACCAAGGAGTTTTTCATCGTGAAAAGTGGCGTGAGCGCATCCTCGTTCAAGGTGGGCGATGTGCTCATCCTGTTCCGCAATGAGGGCGGGCAAAAGTACCTGATATTCGACAAGAAAGGGGCGCTGTAATGCTGCCGACAGAGTATAATGACGATCTCGTGCAGGACTTCGAGATTGAAACACAGCCCACGCGCACCTATGCGCTGCGGTTTGACGGCTACCCGTGTTCCGGCGGCAAGCTAGACGGACTGGAAGCCATGAAGCAGGCCATCTTCCTGACTCTTCAGACCGAGCGGTTTCAGTACGCGATTTACAGCTGGAATTACGGTATCGAGCTGAACGCCTTGCTCGGTCAGACCATGACGCCGTATCTGCAAGCCAAGGTTGCCAAGGCGATTGAAGATGCGCTCATGGCGGACGATCGTGTGCTCTCGGTTGAGCAGTTTTCGTTCACCAAGGGCAAGCGCAGCCTGCTTGTGAAATTTACCGTAACCACGACCGAGGGCGACGTGGAAAGCGAATTTGAGTTTGGAGGTGAAGCGGCATGATCGGACGATACTCGGACGAAATGACGTTTGACTACATTATGAATCGTATGCTGGAATCCGTGCCGGATACGGTCGATAAGCGCGAGGGCAGCATTATCTACGATGCGCTTGCACCGGCGGCCGCAGAACTTGCAAAGGCGTACATGGAACTTGATGTTGTTATGGATGAAACCTTTGTCGATACTGCGTCCCTGCAATACCTTATGTTGCGCTGTAAAGAACGCGGCGTAGCTATTCAGGGCGAAACGGCTGCTGTTATAGAGGGCGTGTTCACGCCGTCCAGTGTGGAGCTGACCGCGGGTTTGCGGTTCAACTGCGACGAGGTGAACTACACTATCACAGAAAAGATATCGGCAGGTCACTACAAGCTGGAAGCGGAAACGCTCGGCACGGTCGGCAACAAGTACACCGGCCTGCTGTTACCGATCCAGACGGTCAACGGTCTGGACACCGCCCAGATTGCGGCAGTGCTCATTCCGGCCGAGGACGGCGACACGACCGACACGCTGCGCGAGAAATACTACGCCAGCATTGACGGCGAGGCGTTTGGCGGCAACGTCGCGGACTATAAGGAAAAGGTCAACGCCATTACAGGTGTTGGCGGTGTCAAGGTGTATCCGGTGTGGAACGGCGGCGGTACGGTCAAGCTGACCATTATCGCGTCTGACTTCACTGCGCCGAGTACCGAACTGATTTCCAAGGTGCAGACTGCCATTGACCCGGAAGAAAATCAGGGTGAAGGTCTGGGACTGGCTCCGATCGGACACACGGTGACCGTTACCGGCGCGAGGTACGCCGACATTGCCATCAAGGCGAACATCACCTTTGCGACCGGCTGGGCGTGGTCGAGCGCACAGTCGCAGGTGGAGAGCGCGGTCAAGACGTATTTTGCCGAGCTTGCGAAGATCTGGGAGGACAGCGCGACGACGGTTGTCCGCATCTCGCAGATCGAGACGCATCTGCTTGCGCTCGACTGTGTGGTGGACGTGGAGGACACGACCATCAACGGCAGTGTGAAGAACATCGAGCTTGGGGCGGACGAAATTCCGCGGCTCGGCAGTATCGGAGGTGCGTAATGCGGAAGAAATTACAGGACTATCTGCCGTCGATACTGCTGAAAACCTACGAGTTCCCGCTGCTGTGTGAGACCGAGCAGGTAGAGTTCGACCGGCTTGCCGCTGCCGCCGACGCGGTGCTTGACGCGCAGTTTCTCAGCACGGCAGGGGAGTACGCCATTCAGAGGTACGAGAAGATCTTCGGCGTTGTGCCGCAGGACACCGATACAATCGACGAGCGCCGGTTTAAGGTGCTGACCAGGATTAACACGCAGCTGCCGTTCTCGGTGCGGCGGCTCAGACAGCAGCTCGCAACGCTATGCGGCGAGGACGGGTACAAGCTGGAGGTGGGCGGCGGCAAGTACACGCTGAGCGTCAAAGTCGCGCTGACCGCAAAGCGCAATCAGCAGGCGGTCGAGGAGCTGCTGGCGGACATTGTACCGGCGAATATGGTCTGCACGACGTCGCTGCTGTACAACCAGCACGCAGACCTGACCCGATTCACGCATGCACAGCTGGCTTTGCTTACGCATTTTGAAATTAGAGAGGAAGTGTTGCCGGATGGCGAGCAAAACGACAAACTACGGACTGAATAAGCACAGTCCGCAGGATTTCTACAACGTAGAAGCCAGAAATGAAAACTGGGATAAGATCGACGAGGCTCTTGCTGCGGCCGACCCGACCAAGATCACCGCCAAGGCCGCACCGGCCGACGGTGACGGCGTGATGATCGCGGACAGCGCGGACGGCGGCAAGGCAAAGCGCCTGCTGTGGTCGAATGTTAAGGCGGCTCTCGGCAAGCTGTTCGTTCCGCTGGCGAGAAAGATCAACGGGAAGGCGCTGAGCGCGGACGTCACGCTGACCGCGGCCGATATCAAAATGCCCGACAGCGAAGAGGACGTAGGGGCGGCTATGGCAAAGCGCGATGTGGAGTTCGGCGTAATTGAGCCCGAAAACCTGCAGGAATGGGCCTCTGCACAGACCGCAGGCGGTACATTTATGCTGACGCCAAGCACCACCAAAGGCGTGCCTGAAGTGAGATATTGGCGAGGGGTATTATCAGGCGCTTGGCCGGGGAATGATCGCGCGTTACTGATATTCACCAGTAGAGAGATGTATCGGACTGACACCGCAGGCGGACAATGGGAAGCGCCATGGCGAAAGGTTGCGGACTGTGTTGCTCCGGAAACGCATAGTCTACTGATGGCAGACGGCTGGGCGCAATCTAACTGTTTTTACTTTAAATCACAAGAAAACATAGTACATGTCACTATCTCAACACATACAACACAAAGTTTTGTTAATAAAGCTGAGATGGCAACACTTCCAGAAGGGTTTCGTCCAGTCTTCGGCATTGAAGTTCCGGCTGTGTTTAAGACCTCACACCGTAGCGTAACGATTCTTGTCGATCGCGACGGAAAAATTGCAGTTGAAACTTCGAATTACTGGGGCACATCTTTTGATGCTTCGGATTATTTCTTTGCAACATTTAATTTTGTAGCTGCGAATTAAGCGCATGGGAAAGAAATATTCAGATACACATAGGCAACCCCCGAGGTAGCAATAATCACGGTAACATTACCGTCTGTAGCGACCGAGCAACGTACTCCTACACCATAAGACGCCGTTACAGGCAGTTCCAACGCATGTGCAGAGTGGAAACCCTCCGGTAAATACCCGATAGAGATGTAACTATCTTTAGCGAAGGTCCCGTAAATGCAGCCGGACACAGTGCATATGTTCTCTTGCGTTTTATAGTAGATAATGTCGCCGGTAAAGCCGTCCGCCAAAGGGAAATTATGCACTTCGGGAGTATTCACCGATACGATTTTCTGCCAGTCAGCTACCCACCCATTCGAGTCTGCAAAGCGTACATATCCTACATCTGGAATACCAGGGTAAGATCGCAATGCATAGGCAACATAGTTTTCTCCATGAAAAAAGAATACATTGTAGCCCCATTCTTTTTCGCCATTTGGAATATCGGGACAGTTAATAGCATGGATAAAACCTGCATGATGACCGGCATTGTACTCACTTTTCATGTAGTCGAAAATAGATGTTCCGGCCAGATACTTAGCCCGGCTTCCAAGGCGCTTTGCCATAGCCGCCCTTAAAATTTGAGAAAGGATGATGAAAATGAACAATGAAAAGCACTGCAGCGTCGTCGACGCTGAGGGCAAGCACGTGACCTATGTGCTCGTAAAAATCCGTGACAAGCCGCTGGAGGACGGCGGCACGGAGCAGGTCGAGGAGGTGCAGAACTACACCTTAAAGGACGGCGAGCAGCTCGTCGATGCGCAGCCGCCGGTTATGCGGACACACGCCGGCAGCACCGGCTTTATTTCGCCGGTCTGGGACGGCAGTCAGTGGGCTGAGACCGCCGCGGCCGACGAGATTGCCGCCTGGGAGCAGGCGCACCCGGCGCCGAAGGTCGTGCCCAGTCCGAAATCTAACGCAGAACTCGAGGCAGAAAATGCAACGCTGCGTCAGCAGGTATCGGCGCTGGCCGACCAGCAATCTTTTTACGAGGACTGCATTGCCGAAATGGCAGAGATCGTCTATGCGTAAGTTGTTGGCGGAAATCGCCTTAAAAATCTACATTTTATTATCAGAAGGAGAATTAGAAATGATGGCTATGCTATTCGCGCAGAGAGTTATTCTCGAAAAGTGCACTTTTGAGCAGGTACCTAAGAAATTGAAGAAGCAGGTTGCAGAGATCCTCGTAGAGGAATGCGGCATGCCGGAGCTTGTCCCGGCGGAGTACGGCGGCACGAAGGACGTAGCGGCCGCGTAAACGGCTGCACGGGCGCCTACGGCAAAGCGAGCAGTGGGCACAGGCGTAATCGGTGACGAAATCGACCTAAATGATATCGATACATCTGGTATGTACCGCGTGCAGAAACCTAAAAACAGAGCGTATGACTATGGTCAGTTGCTTGTTATACATGGCTATGGTGACACCATTGCTCAGCTGTGCTTTGATTATGAGGCTAACCGATGTGCGGTACGCTGTGCACGTGGACTCTACGGGGCATCCCCCAAGTGGGAGGACTGGACAGCCATCGCGCTTTGCGCCGCTCCCGAAGTACATGAACTGCCGCTTGCAGATGGCATAACGAGCAATAACATTATGTATTACAAGAGTCAAGAAGGCATTGTAACAATTGTCGGCTCGGTCTCAGGCGATTTTCCTGCCTCGCAATTCACAGTTATCGGCCATGTACCAGAAGGATTTCGCCCTGCATACACGATTGAATTTCCAGCAGCTTTTACAATGGGCGCTACCGGGCATGCATCGGTTGACTCAGCAGGACACGTATTTGTTGCACCCCATTTAGGAGGCCTACGATATGCATATGTTGCGTTCTCTTATCCTGCTGGGTAATGAAATATAGGGCAAACCAGCTGAATTACAGTCTTTCCGGACAGCGACGATGCATCAAAATGAAGATAAACGCCGCCATCCGGATTGATGGTAACATGACAAGCTGAATGACTGTAGTCATTCGCTGTGGCGTTTACTGGTACTATTACCGTTACTTTGGGTCGAAAACCCTCCGGTAATGTAGCAAACTGAGTGCCATCAATAGTAAGCGCCGATGTGCTGCGTAATAGCATTCCGATAGTTACCTCCTTGAACTGGTTACGAGTGTACCAGCACAGCCCTTCTCCGTATGCCTGCCAGCCATCAGCCAGAGGCAGATCATGCACTTCCGGCGCAACGCATAGCGCGACATCGGCAAGTTTGTTCCAATTCACCCCGTCCATTGTACGATTGAGCGCCAGTCCATAATCTCCATTTGGTGTAATAACACAATGCAAACTCAGTGTAACCTTGCCAATTGTGGCTTGCAGAGTCGCGTTTGCTACCGTGTCACCATCACGCCACGCAGCAACATTACCAGCGCCGTCAGCGAACAAAATGCGGTGTCCTCCATCCTTAATTATGGATGTTACCATTTTTTGCTTTGCCGTAGGCGCCCTATCACTATTATGTTAC